GGCAGATAAGTTAGATAGAATTATTGGAGATTACGTTAATGGCAGACTTGAAGCCAGAATAAAATCAATTGAAAGCAGATATCTTTATAAACAAAAAGTTGATAACTTAGGCATTCGTACAGCTTATTCTGGTGGTTCGGAACCTGAAAGTCATGTCTTGAATAAAGAATCACTTGAAAATGATGAGGAATTAATCAGATTAAGAGAATTGATAAGGCAAATAGACATCTGGTATCTACCTTTGATTCAAGTCGAAAAAGAGGTAATACGACTAAAATGTGAAGGATATAATGGCAGATACTGGTATCAAGTAATGCAAGAATTGGATGTGCAAGGATTTGAAGTTCCACAGAAGAAAGCTAAAGCTGCTTACTATAAATTTAGAAATGACATCTACTCTTTTGTTATTCACTTGATTTGAGAGGGACAAAATAGACAAAAAAAGAATCGAAATTGCCTAAAAACGGTACCTCAACCATTGTTTTTGCTGATATACTTGTATTATGAAGTAAAAGGCAAAAGCACAAATTTCGGAAAAGTAAGGTTGAATTTGCTTCATAAGCTTGTCAGGGTTCGACTCCCTGACTTGCTATTGCCATAATATGGCGCAAATGTTTTAGGCGTGTGGCTATACATTCCCTAATTCAACCCGTGCAGGGTGCAAGCACAAAAGAAATAATAGTCATTTGTACTATGCTTTTGCAAGAGCGAGTACATTAAACAGGATGGGTGGCAAGGCGTCACGCTAGTTTCATAAGCTAGAATAGAACGGTTCGATTCCGTTATCCTGAATTGAGAGCTAATGACTCTCTGGGGCTTGCGAGTTTGCGGGCGATCTCGATTGCATTGCTTAATACCGGTGCATGGAAAAATATTTAAATTATTTATTAGTCAGTTTACGCTGGCTATTTTATTACAGGTTGTCCAATGGGCAGCCTTTTATTGTTGGAAAGGGGGAGAAATGGCAAAAGCTAAATATGAAGAATGGATTTTAGAAGAAGGATTGCTCAAAATTCAAGGTTGGGCAAGAGACGGCTTAACAGAGGAGCAAATCGCTCATAATATGGGGATTGCTGTTTCAACTCTGGGTAATTGGAAAAAAAGCCATCTGGAGATTTTGGAGGCCCTAAAAAAGGGTAAAGAAGTTGTTGACATTCAAGTTGAAAATGCTTTGCTTAAACGTGCTTTAGGCTATGAATTTGTTGAAGTAACTAAAGAATTAACGGATGATGGTTTATTGTTAACAAAAGAAGTTACTAAACAACAAGCGCCAGATACAACTGCGGCTATTTTCTGGCTCAAGAACCGAAAACCTAACGAATGGCGGGATAAAACTCAAACAGAACTATCTGGAGGAATAAAAGTTTCAAATCCTTTTGTAGATTTATCAACAGAAGAACTTAGAAAGTTGGCGAGTCGAGATGGATAAAATAGCGCTAGGGGCAAAAATTGAACTGTCCAAGCGCTTTTTCTTTGATTACTGTAATCTCATCATGCCAAGCTTTTACAAACGAGATAGAGCTTATCTAGTGACAATGTGCGAAGAGTTTCAGTCATTTCTAAATGATGATGAGCATGATGTTTTAGTTTTAAATCTTCCGCCACGTCACGGGAAGTCTCTCACACTTGGTAAGTTTGTAGAGTGGGTGCTTGGTAATGATCACACGAAAAAAATTATGACTGGTTCATATAACGAAACTTTATCTACAGTCTTTTCTAAAAATGTCCGTAATACACTCCAAGAAGAAAAAGCAGACGAGAACAAAATCGTTTACTCTGATATTTTCGATGCTGCAATTAAGTATGGAGATGCTGCGAAAAACCTTTGGAGCTTGTCAGACGGCTATAATAACTATCTGGCAACCTCTCCAACAGGTACTGCAACAGGTTTCGGTGCTGACATTATTATTATTGATGATGTTATCAAGAATGCTGAGGAAGCCAACAATGCGACTGTCTTAGAAAAGCACTGGGAATGGTTTGTTAATACTATGCTTTCACGTTTAGAATCAGGCGGTAAAATCATAATCAATATGACTCGTTGGCATAGTGAAGACTTAGCTGGACGAGCATTGCGTGAATTGCCTAAGAATGGCTATCGAGTAAAGCATATTAATTTTAAAGCTTTCAATGAGCAGACAAATGAAATGCTTTGTGATGAGGTCCTGAGCCTTGAAGATTACCAGCGTAAAGTAAAAACTATGGGAGCCGACATTGCCAGTGCCAACTACCAACAAGAACCAATTGATATCAGAGGACGATTATACAGTGAGTTTAAAACATATGATGCTCGTTCAGGATATAAAAAGATTTGGAATTACTGCGATACTGCAGACACTGGGAAAGACTACCTTTGTTCGATTGTGTGGGGCGAAACCTCAGATGGTTTTGCGGATGTGCTAGATATTATTTACACTCAAAAGCCAATGGAATACACAGAAAATGCAGTGGCAAATCAATTAATAAACAATAGAGTTAATGAATCAAGAATAGAGCGCAACAATGGCGGTCGGTCTTTTGCTCGTTCTGTCAGGGATAAGATTCAAGGCAAAGTGGCTTGTGCTGTGGAAGATTTTTTCCAAGGAAATAATAAAGAAGCCCGAATTTATTCCAATAGTTACTGGATAGAACAGCACGTTCGCTTTCCTAATGACTGGAGGACTCGTTTCCCAGATTACTATCAAGCAATGACGACTTATCAACGTGAAGGTAAAAATAAACACGATGATGCGCCGGATGCAACAACTGGTATTGCTGAAACAATGAACGGTAAGCGAATGAAAGCTGGATTGAAATCATTTAAAATATAAAAGGAGGTTTCTAAGTGAAACACAAACCACCAAAAATAATGACTTTCCCAAAAGATGAACCTATCACAAATGAAGTTATTAGTAAGTTCATGGAAAAGCATAAATTAGAAGTTGCTAGATATAAATATTTGAAAGATATGTATCGAGGCATAATGGATATTGATAATGCTGAACCAAAAGAGTCATGGAAACCAGATAATCGTTTAACTGTAAATTTTACAAAATATATTGTAGATACTTTTACTGGATACTTCAATGGTATTCCAGTTAAAAAGTCTCATAAGGACAAAGAGATACTTGGTAAATTACAAGAATTCGATAATTTGAATGACATGGAAGATGAAGAATCTGAGCTTGCAAAAATGGCTTGTATTTATGGTCGAGCTTTTGAGCTTTTATACCAAGATGAAGACACTAAAACAAATGTCGTTTATAATAGCCCCACAAACATGTTCATGGTTTATGATGACACAATTAAGCAAGAGCCGTTATTTGCTGTGCGATATGGCTATGATGATGACTATAAACTCTATGGGGAAGTTTATACCAAAGAAAAAAATTATGCTTTGAATGGAACGATGGGCTTTTATAACATGACTGAGCAAGCACTTAATCCTTTTTCGGAGTTGCCTATTGTAGAATTCTACTTCAACGAAGAAAGAATGAGTATCTTTGAATCTGTTATTTCATTAGTTAACGCTTTTAACAAAGCTATTAGTGAAAAAGCAAATGACGTTGATTATTTCAGCGACCAGTATTTGGCTTTCATGGGAGCAGAAATAGACGAAGAAGATGCTAAAAATATCAGAGATAATCGCTTAATTAATTATTATGATAAGAATCAGAATAGTCAGGGAGGAACTTCCTCAAAGATAGAAGTAAAATTCTTGGACAAACCTGATAGTGATTCTCAAACAGAAAACCTATTGGACCGACTGACTAAATTAATCTTCCAAACAACAATGGTTGCGAATATCTCCGATGAATCTTTTGGTTCAACAAGTGGTGTTTCATTAGCTTACAAACTTCAAGCGATGAGTAACTTAGCATTATCCTTTCAACGTAAGTTCCAATCTTCTTTGAATAGTCGTTACAAATTATATTGTGAGTTAAGTACTAATGTTTCAAACAAAGATGCATGGAAAGATATTGAGTACACCTTTACCCGTAATGAACCTAAAGATATTAAAGAGCAAGCTGAGACTGCTAATATTCTAAAAGGGATTACTAGTGAAGAAACTGCTTTGAGTGTTATTTCTGTTATCCCAGATGTTCAAGCTGAAATGGAGAAAATCAAAAAAGAAGGAACTTCTACAGCTATGTTTGACAAGGACAAGCAACCTAGTGAAAAGAGAACGGATACAGCAGGCTCTGGAATCGATGAGGAGTAACTTATGAAAACTCCTGATTACTGGAAAAAACGTGAAAAAGCTTGGCAAGAACAACAAATCAAAGATGACACAAAACGCATGAAGCAAATCATGGATAAACTATTCGAAGCTCAAGAAGCCATCCAAAAAGAAATCAATGCCAACTGGCAGAATTTTGCAAATGGTCAAGGAATTTCTATTAGTGAAGCCATGAAACGTGCGGATAAGATGGACGTCAAAGCATTTGCCAATAAAGCTAAGAAATACGTAGAGGAAAAAGACTTTTCACATCAAGCAAATCAAGTGTTGAAACTTTATAACTTGACCATGAGAGTGAATCGTTTAGAACTTCTGAAAGCAAATATTGGTCTGGAGCTTATTTCTGTATTTGACGACTTGGACAAATATTTTTCAAAGAGTTTGACTGGCGCAGCTCTCACAGAATTTGAAAGACAAGCCGGAATTCTTGGTTTAAGTGTTCCAAAGAAAGGGTATAACAGTTTAGTTGAATCAGTGCTAAATGGAAGTTATAAAGTCGAAGGATTTGCCAGTTTTTCTGACAAGCTTTGGCAGTATCAATTTGAATTGAAAGCTGACATTGAAAAACTTCTCATCCGTTCAGTAACTGGTGGAATCAATCCAAAAGCACTAGCCCCACAACTAAAAAGGATTATGACTGAACAAGGTAAGCTCAATGCCACTTATAACGCACAGCGGTTGCTTGTATCAGAAACAACAAGAATTCAAACAGCTATTCAAGAAGAAAGCTATAAAAAAGCAGATATTGATAGCTATGAGTATATTGCTGAACCGTCAGCTTGTTCAATTTGTGGAGCATTGAATGGGAAAATTTTCAAACTAAAGGATATGTCGCCAGGAGTCAATGCTCCTAATATGCATCCGTTCTGTAGATGTAGCACGGCACCGCATGTTGATGATAAAGGTTTCTGGGATGATTTACTTGATAGAAAAGTAATCAGCCAAGACGAATATAAGCAAGCATTTGACGACAGGGCAGAAGCAGACAAAGCAATTGAAGAATTGCGAAATAAAAGGAAAAATAATTAAGCGTTTGTCACTGACAATCGCTTTTCTTGTCCGTTTCCGGATGTTGTGGACGCTAAATAAAACACGAGAAAATCAGACCCCCAAGTCTTTAAATGCGAGTAGGAGGAACCAGAAATGGAACAAACAGAACTTTTACCCCTTAATTTGCAACTGTTCGCAGAAGAAGCAGCCGATGAGACGTCTGAAGCTGGTTCAGAAACTGAAACAGAAACGAATGAAGAAGAGCAACAAGAACAATCAACTGACAACGACAAAATTGTCGAAAAACTTCAAAAACGAATCGGTAAAGAACAGGCTGAAAAAAATGAAACAAAAACACAGCTTGATCAAGCTCTAGCTCGTATTGAAGAACTTGAAAAAGGTGGCAAAAAGTCAGTTAAAGAAAAATCTGACGAAGAAAAAGCTGCTGAACTTCAAAAAGCTAAAGACGATGAAATCGCAAGCCTTAAAGCACAAATCAAAATTTCAAACATTACCAGTCAAGCTGATGAAGTATTGAAAGAAAGTGGAATTGCTTTGAGTGCTGCGGAGTTAGGGTTGTTGGTTGATGTTGACGAAGAGAAAACTTACAGCAATGTAAAAACCTTCCTCAATTTACTTGATAATCAACGCTCACAATGGGAAAAAGCGCGAAACACAGGGACAACGCCTAAACGTGTTCCAGGTAACACTGATGTCGATGTTTTTAAACAAGCGGCAGCTAAATATTAAAATAGGAGATTTAAATTATGACAATTAAATATTTCACAAAACAGTTTGCTGGTATGTTACCAGACCTTTTTGCAAAGAAAGCAGCATTCTTGCGAGCTTTTGGTGGAGTTCTTCAAGTAAAAGATGGAGTTACTGAAAATGAAACTTTTATGGAACTCAAAGTGACTGATACTGATGTAGTTATTCAAGAATATTCTACTGACCCAAATGTTGGTTTTGGAACTGGTACAGGTAATACATCACGCTTTGGACCACGTAAAGAAGTTAAGTCAGTCAACAAACAAGTGAGTTACGATGCTCCTTTGGCAATTAATGAAGGAATTGATGATTTCACAGTCAACGATATCAAAGACCAAGTTGTAGCAGAACGTTTAGCACTCCAAGGTGTAGCATGGGCCCAATATGTCGATGGATTGCTTGGTAAACTCTTATCAGATAGTGCCAGCGAAACGTTGGATGTTACACTTGATGAAGATTCCGTGACTAAATTGTTCTCAGATGCTCATAAGAAATTTGTGAATAACAACGTTTCTACAGCAGTGCCTTGGGTTGCTTATGTTAATGCTGACGTCTATGACTTGCTTATTGACTCTAAACTCGCAACAACTGCTAAAAACTCAAGCGCAAACGTTGATGAACAAACACTTTATAAATTTAAAGGTTTTATTTTATCTGAACTTCCTGATGAAAAATTCCAAACTGATGAAGTAGCTTACTTCGCTGCCGATAATGTTGGTGTAGCTGGTGTCGGAATTCAAGTGACTCGTGCAATGGATTCAGAAGACTTTGCAGGAACAGCACTTCAAGCCGCTGCAAAATATGGTAAATACTTGCCAGAGAAGAATAAAAAAGCAATTCTTAAAGGTAAAATAAAAAAATAATTGCCCCTACGAGCGTAACGTTAAATAAAACAACGTTATCACTTGTAGTTGGGGCAAACGAAACATTGACAGCAACTTTCTTACCAGAAGATGCAGAAGATAAAACAGTAACCTTTACCTCAAGCGACCCTACAATTGCCACGGTAACACCGAAACAAGGAAATGTAGTTGGTAAAGCTGCTGGTACAACAACAATTACTGGAACAACAGCTAATGGCTTGACTGTTACTTGTGCAGTTACTGTAACTTCTGCATGATAAGGAGAAACTTATGGCTATCACTGATGATATAAAAAAGCTTTTAGGTGGTTCATCTGACGACCGCTTGGAAGTCATCGAGAAACGCACCCGTGAACGCCTATTGCTTATTCTTGGTTCTGACCTTAAAGAAGTACCGTCAGAACTAGAGTATATTGTTTTAGACGTTTCTTTGAAGCGTTTTAATCGTATCGGTCAAGAAGGGATGCAGTCCTACTCGCAAGAAGGACTAAGCATGACCTTTTCAGAATCTGACTTTGATGAGTATGCCAATGAAATTGAATCATGGCAAAAATCAAAAGAAGCTGAGGGCGATAAGAAGATTGGGAGGTTCAGAGTATATTGAGATATTTAGATGAAGTTACTTTTATCAAAGAATCGTCTGACTCACACTATGACCCTGAACTCGGAGAGTATATCAAAGCTGAACCAATTAAAGCAGTATTTAGTGCAAATATTACTGATGTTGGAACTGATAGGAGTGCTAAAGTTTTCGGAGATGTCAAGGAAGGGGCCAAAATCATGAGAATGATGCCTTTATTTGTCATGCCAGAATATGATTATGTTGAGTTTGAAGGTAAGAAGTGGTATTTATTAACCTATCGAAATCCAAGTGAACGAAATACATTTATTCTACGGGAGGGTGTGAAGTGAAAATCACAGGGGCTGATGCTTTAAAGAAGAAGTTGAGACAAAATGCCACACTTTCTGATGTTAAGCATATTGTAAAAAGTAACACTGTAAATATGAATTCTAAAATGCAAAATCTTGCTCCCGTTGATACTGGGAATATGAAACGATCAATTACTAGTGAATTCACAGACGGAGGGCTTACGGGAACAACTCAACCTCATACTGATTATGCTGGATATGTAGAGTATGGCACTCGGTTTCAAGAAGAGCAACCTTTTGTAAGACCAGCTTTTGAAGAACAAAAGAAAGTTTTCATTAATGATTTAAATCGAATCATGAAGTAATTGAAAATACTTTAGATTCAATAGCTAATTTATAAAAAGCATTACTTTTAGAGAGGTTTAAAATGAAAACTAAATGGCAAGACTTACATGATAAGTTATATATGATAGCTCAAAGTCAAGTTGGAAATGATAAAGTTTTTGATTATCGACAACTAAATGATATTGGTTATCCTTTTGTTGATTTCAATGATTCGGACTTGACAGCACTTGGCACAAAAAATGGTGGAGCAATTCAAAAATTTAACTTCATTTTGAATGTCTGGTCTGAAATGGAAGATTTAAAAAACTTATCAAAGTATGCTGAAAATATATTGAGCCAAGCGAGTAAAATCAAAGGCTTCACATTAATTGTCAATGAATCAAGTATGAAATATACAATTGACAGAACTGTCACGCCTTACATTAGGCGGGCAATGATTACACTAACTTTTAGATAATAGGAGAAATTAAAATGGCTAATACAGTTACACCAGAAGCAGTTCAAGGAAAAAACATTGTATTTATGGTTCGTAAATATGCTGACCGTAAAACAAAAGCAGCAAGTTCTGTAATTTTCCAAACAGACTATGGCCGCTCTTTAAGCGCAGATAGTGACGCTACAGCAACAAAAGATGGGAACGTTAATACTTCAAAACCAGCGTCAACAGAAGTGACTGCTTCACTTATTTTATCAACTCAAGATGATTTGATTGATACTTTAGAAGATGCTTGTCAAAATGGGGACTTACTTGAAATTTGGGAAATTAACCTCCAAAAACCAACAACCGATGAAGGTACAACACCTATGAAATATAAAGGTAAGTACATGCAAGGAACTCTTACTTCGTTTGAACTTTCTGCAAAAGCGGATGACCTCGCAACTTATGACAGTACCTTCTCAATCAATGGTAAACCTCAAAAAGGGGAAGTTACTGTAAGTAAAGAAAATCAAGATGAAATTGATTATGTCTTTGCAGATACAACTGCTACACCCTAATGCTCCCCAGAACGTAACTGGGGTTAAGAAATCTAATGGAGATATAGAGATTTCATATGATGCACCTCTTGGTGCTGTAGCTTACCTTACTCACTATGGTGACGCAAATACAACTGATCCACATGATGCAAAATATATGGGCTATTCAGAAACAACGAAATTTACTCTGGCAGCTGCCGATATTCCAGCCGGAGCAACCGCTGGGGATAAAATACCGTTTTATGTTCAAGCTTATGGTGTAGTCGCACCTAGTGGAACAACAAACGTTGAAAAAGCAGCAGCTTTACATGATGCAAATATTGAAGGTTCGGCTTGGAGCACACCAGTAGTAGAAGTAACAATTTAACATAAGATTTGGAGAAAAAATGGAATTAGTAATCAACGAAAAAACATATAGCTTTAACTTTGGGATGCGCTTCTTGAAGGATATTAACAAGAAGATTGAGACACCTATTGACTTCGGCTCATCAATTAAGCAACAAATCGGGTTACGATATTATGTTTCCCTTCTCTTAGATGAAGATGTTGAAGCTTTATCAATGGTTCTTTTAACCGCTAATGCTGGTCAAAAACCTAATCTTACACCAACTGTTATCGAGAATTATTTCGATGATCCAGAAACTGACCTTGATGATCTGTTTGAACGTGTGATGGAGGGTTTAGAGACAGCGAATGCTACCAAGAAAACAGTAGCGAAAGTCAAGGAGAACTTGGAAGAAGCAAAAGCGATTCAGGAATAGGAACTGACGAATTTTATGAAACGGTAGCAATTAATTGCTACCGTTTTTTTGGGATTACAAACTGGGAAGAAATAGACCGATTAACTTTAAAGCAGTATCGAATCATGATGGAAGCATTGAGGCTGCGAAATGTTGATGAAGATTTTAAAGCTCATCGTCAAGCGTGGCTTAATCGAGAAGTCCAAGCCGAAAAACAAATCGGGAAGAAATCAAAACCAGTTTTTGGAACATTTGATCAGTTTTTTGATTATGAAAAAAGTATAAGCAAAGATTATCAAAAATTTGAGACGACTAAACAAGCAGAAACGTTTGAGAGTCGAATTAGCAAAATTTATCAGAAAAGGAAAGGAGGAAAATAATGTCAGATAGTTATTCATTAGCAGCAACACTTAGTGCTAAAGACCAAGGTTTTACAAGCACATTGAAAGCGGGCATTGGTGC